CTAAGAAGCGTTTTTCTGTTCCTTATTTCCGATTTGCTCATTCTTTGCCCCTTGTTCCTCCTTGATTTCTGCAAGCTCCTCTTCTACCCTATCAGCATTCCCGGCAAACATGATTCCCTCACGCGTTGACCAGATGCCACCACTGACAGCGGAAACGGCAGTAGTCACCTTATCATTCAAATCATCAATCATATATGGAACCAGTTCTGTTTCTATGTCAATGGTCTGCGATGCCTTGCTAAACTCGGTTGGATTGATAGAGCCTAAAGCGGAAACAATGAAATTTACTCTCCGCTGCAAGAACTCACCGATAACCTCACCGTGATTTTCTACCGCCATATGTGCACCCATGAACATAAAGCGGAAAGCGGTTCCTGATGCTTTGCCTACCCCCTTCAACGTCTCAAAGGATATTCTTGGAGTGTTTGACATATCATAAGCCATATTAGTGAGTGTTTCTGCTTCAAATTTTACGGTATCTGGCACCTGATTCCACGTCAGATATTGAGCATCCGCACCTTCACCCGTAAGTTTGACCATTCTGTCCTTAACCTTACCCATGAAACCCTCTACATCTCCAATTAGCTTCAGTAACGGGAAAAAATGATAGTCTATACAATCAGCATAATTAGATAACAATTTCTCTAATCGGACCCGAAAAGTCTTTATCTTCTTGCAGTAAGGTTCAGGACGATAAGCATAGAGAACCGGTAGTTTTGGGAATCCATGAGCAAAAGGAGTTCTTTCTTCATACCCTTTAGACAAATCCCATTGATAAACCATTTTGTCCGTGATAGTCATAAAGCAGATGACCTCCGAATCATCCATGAGCTTCTTTTTATACTCACGTGAGAAAGCAATCATTTTACCTTCGTCGTTAAAGAACGGGTATAGCTTATCACCTCTGAATGGAGACCATAACACGCTTTTCAGTTTCTTGGTGGGTTTTACCTTCCCCCCGAAGGTAGTCTTTATTTTCTTCCAAAACTTTGCCCAAAACGAATCATCATCGGTAACATACCAATATTCTGCCGCTTCCTGTTCGGAGAGCCAGGCACGGACAATCTTCTTGTTTTGATATTTGATTTTATTAGACTTGAATACAGCCTTTACCGCATCCAACAGTTTTTTTTCATCATCATCGGTTGGAGTGCAATCCATAGACGGTTCTATGCCGACCGTGAAAGCTGTTTGAATGTTCACTATATCCTGTTCCAATGGAATGGAGATACGGTTCACCGGTTCAGTCTTATACTTTGCTTCGATTTCATAAGTCTTACCAGTTTTTTCATCGAAGTGCTTCTCAGCTTCTTTTCCAAGAACCTTTCTGTCCGGATACTTCTTTTTGTCAACCATAATTTCATGGCGTTCCGGATTCCAATCGTCCCAAAGTTTACAACAGTCGGGAAGTTCAGTTTTTCTACCTTTCTTCAGGTAGTTTATCTTCTGCCCGATGTCAGGGAGTGCTAATATTTCTTCTAAATTCAATGGCATAGTTTATATTTTTAATGCGTGAATATTCCTGTTAAATCTTTCGGCTTCTGAATCTTACCAAGAAGCTCACCCAATACATAGTAACGTACAGCATCTATTCCGTGATTATCATGGTCTTCCGGTTCGTTGATATAGTTCCCGTCCTTATCCTTTGCCCAAACATACTTTCTGAACTCGCTTTGCAAGTTGTACGAGCGTTTGGTTATATAAATCTCCATATCTTTCATTTTGTCAATTCCGGCATTGATAGAGCCTGCACCTTTCTCTACGGCATATATCTTGATTCCTCCGTTGTGTATCTCTTGAATCAAACGTGGGTCTGCGCTGTCGGCAATGACTTTCAATCCCCACGGGCGAAGAGTCTTGATGATGTCAGAAGAAAGCAATCCAGTACGGTAATCCACTTCATCCAAGTAAAGGGCGTTATCAACGATACCACAACGAATGGAAGCAGACGGGTCATGCGTATAACCGAAGTCTTGCCCGAAAGCAATTTTCTTTGCCCAAGCCGGGAACTCGTCAACAATTCCCCACTTCTTGAACACAGCACCTTCTGCAACGTCAGCCCAGCGACCGATAACCACATGAGCATACTTTTCAGGATTACTCACCTTCATATCTTCCACCTCTTTCAGGAACTCAGGAGAAAGGTTATCCAAGTTATCAAAATACGTAGTATGGATATGGAGCACATTCGGATGAGTGGAAATCTGAACCTGCACACCATCAATCTCTACCAGCTTGTGAGTTTTCTCAATGTATTTCTTGTAGATGAAGTGATTGGAATCGCATGGGTTCATTATAATGATAATCCGGTTCTGAATACCCTTCTTGCGAATGGAGAGCATTATCTTGTCGAACTCATCTTCGCTTGTCCACTCTTCCGCTTCATCGCAGACGAAAGTCGTAATGCCTTGAATGGATTTCAGTTTTGCTGTCTGGTTCCCGGAAGAAGTCTTGATACCCCGGAACATGATACGGCTCTTAGTCATCTTATTGACTATATCCGTCTTTGTGGTCTTGAAATATTTCGTGGTACCGTCCAAATCTATCTTCTCCATCATTTCGGGGATGATAGACATACCGGCAGAAACCATCGTGTAACGGGTGTAAAGAATCTGATGAACTATCTTCTCGGCCGGTGTCATTTCAAAAGTCAACCGTTCAATGAAAGTGGAAGCGTTGAAGGACTTACCGGAGCCACGTCCTCCAGTGATAAGGATGATGAATTTTTCCTTATCCTCGTACAATGGATGGTAAATTTCTTGAGGTACTATCATTTCAGTTTGTCTTTAATCCAAGAATCAATGTTGATGCCGTGTTCTATGTCTGTAGGGATGTCTGCATCTTCATTCGATGCAACAGATGCACGCCCGAACAGTCTGTCTTCCATTCCATCCAATACATCGGTCATACCTTTTGCCGCATTTCGTTTCAATCCTCGAGCAAGGATGAGTACCCACATAGGGGTGTCTTCCTTGCCAATTATCTTATCAATCTCTTGCGGGGTACACTGGAGCAAATACATCTTCACTTCATTCCATTCCTCACGAGACACGTTATAGGCTTTCTTGGCGATGGTATATAGTTTGGGCTTCCTGCCACTATTCTTCGGCTGGTTCTCACTTGAGAATTGTGTTTTCTTCCCATACTTGTATATGTCTTTTTTTCCTGCCATTTCAACCGTTTTTTTACCGATTCCTATTGTTTTTGAATTATTATTAGTATCTTTGTATCACTGAACAAGCGGGTCGGGAACTGGCAGCCCCCCGTCTGTATGGTCGGCGTACCGACAAGTGTCAGGGGCGAGGTAAGTCAGTAAACCTCGTTGAAGCAACATCTTTCGAGGTGTTGCTTTATTTGTTATGTTTGTATCTATGTACATTCCTATTGTCAGCTACTACAACGACCTGCTTAAACCTATAATCATGTGACTGCTCATATAATTTTATCCCATTCTCTACGCTATTTCTTGTGAAAGCATGACCTTTTGAATATATTACGGCAATGTCAGCTCCTTTATTTCTTGCATGAAACAACGCGTTGCGTATAGTATTTACTCCGTCTTTTGTTGGTGTTCTTTGCTCGAAAGAAGCTGAGAAAATACGTCCATCAGGTGTCCTTACTTGACCGCTTTCATTCTTCAACGTCACCTTATAACCCTTGTCCGCAAGGATGCGAGCCGCTTCCAGTTCTTCGGGTTTGTGGTGTGCTGGGCTTTTCTCTATAGCTACATACCCACCGCCTTTTCCTATCTCTACGCTGGAGTACCGCCCACTGTCTCGCATGGCTTCAACTTCTGCTTGCCGTTTACGGTAGGTGGAAGTCCCTTGCTGGTATGTGCGAACGCCGCCGGAAGTCTTAGCCATATTAATCCCCCACAAAATTGCTTCCGAAACGTCCTCTCTTGTTATTTGTGTAGAAGGCTGATTCCGGTATGTTCAAATCATCATACGAGCTCCTTCGGGCTTGCTGTGTGTTTTCTCCAAGCTTTCTTATCCCATCAAGGTAAGCCTTGTTTCCTGCAGCTTTGTAGTCGGTACTGTCAACCCTACCTCCAAGCGATTTCCAAGCCATCCTCATGCTTTCAGTAAAAGACATTTTCCCGCCATATAGCTTATAGAGTTTGTGGGCCATGGACATGACTTTTGAACTTCTAATTCGTGAAGTTCTGGTACTTCTTACTCCTCCTGCCGTTTTAGCCATTATTACCTCCTTTTTTAACCCTATTTGCCATAAATTGCTCCACATACAAGACATTATTCTGCACGCAAAGTTCCTTTATTTTCTCACCACCTCCGTAAACTATCATATTGGGAATATCTTTCCCTGATATTTCACGGGCGATTTGTATTTCCATATTCAAATATTCCTGACGGTCGGCATAGCCGCGTGTGGCAAAGGCATTGTAGCCATCAGGAATACCCATGCGGTTGTAATTGTAGAACTTCTGCGCCACGTTAAGGTCGGCATACACCTTTACTCCGCACTCTTGAAAATATCGGGCAATCCAACGCTTCTTATAGATTTGTTGCAACCCGTATGCAACAGGTGTTGTGTCGAATAATGACAGGTTAGGCTCAACAACAGCAGAGCATCCGCTGTTCAGAACAACCGTAGGGTCTTTCCATATCGCTTCAAAGCGGTAATCCTCAACATAGAAATGATAAGTATGAATATCTTTCTTTAACCGGGTATCTGCTCCCCATGCAGAAAATGGAAGTGACAAACCTGATGTAGGCTGCTCATCCATCCGTAAGTTAGGTATGTCGAAGTCGTTATTACTCTCATATATGCGGTCGTCAAGCATCATAGCAAAGAAATCGGCATTTTCTTGTTGGCAATCCTTTTCTTCCATTTCTTGCTTTGGTGCAGGTTTATTTCTATCTTTATCTTCCTGCCATACGTCAAATCCCCAATCATTCAATTCTTCGCTGTCCCATTCGTTCGCAAGCAATTCCCAATCGTTTTCACCAAAAGGATTATTATCTTGTATAAGCATTTGGCGTAATTTTTCAACTGGTGTATCTTCAGGTAATATGCAACAAGGCACTTCTTCCCATTTTAGTTTTTTATATGCTTGAAGGCGCATATTTCCGCCAATAACAACATATTTTCCTTGATATGGATAGACAAGTAAATCTCTCGCTTCGGTCATTTCCGGTAACTCCTTGATGGATTTGCACAGTTTCCTGAACTTCTTATCCTTGATAAGGCGAGGATTACGAGGAAGCCCTTCTATCTGTCCATCGTTATGAAGGACTTTTGATATGTCAAGTTTGGCTCTTTGCATAAAAAAATACCTTTATTATATATTCATTCAAAGGTACTACCACAACCAAAGATAGGCAAATATAGTTATCTACTATGCACGACAATAACTCGATTGTCGTAAAAAGGTTTTTAAAACAGAAAAGCCGGAGCACTAAACTCCGGCTCATTAATTGATTAGCCCTTTGAATTTTAACCGATTTACGATTTCGGTGTAAAGATACTCTATATCCCCACTGAAATCCCCATAATTCTGATACAGAAACACGACATCAGCGCAGTTGTCGGAAATTGTACTCTTGGACTGAACCCCAAGTACCCTTGACATCTTTTCACGTACCCCTGCTGTCATTTTCCCACCGGCAAGCGAACTTGGAGAAAACAGATATAGGATAATGAAGATGAACTTCTTCCGCTGGGTAACACTGTCAATATTCGGTGGACATCCTCTCTCATTCAGTAACTCAATGAATATTTTGTAGATTTCATGGATAAGGCTTTTGTCTTTCAAAATCGGGGCGGTCAAGGCATTTTCTTCCTCTGAAAGTTCTGATTTCTCGATACGAATCTTTTTAAGACGAATGATTTTATTAAAATCCAGCTCCATAACACGATTATTTTAAAAGTAAATAGTATATTTGCATCATAATCGTGTGAGGGAGGATTGAGTGGTCGTGCGCTTGGTTCTCCTTTTTTTATTTTACAGAGTTATTCTTTTCCTGAATAATCCGATTTTGCTCGTTCACCTCCCTACCCCACATCATAGCGGAATAGATGGCTTTTGCATACAAAAAGAGTTCCTCACGACTGGTAAGGAACTCAACTCGAAGGGCTGCACATTTCGCATCAGTCCAAATTTCTTCGTTTCTTTTCATTGCCCATTTGTTAATTTTATAAATCCATTACGTTAATGGTTAACATACATATCCGCTTGCTAAACCATGTTATAAGATAGCAGAACAAAGGCTCGTAATTTGCATAACTCCCACAAATCCGTACCTTTGCAATGTGTTTTTCATAGTATTAGATTTAAGGTTAATAAAAAAGATTGGCTGTCTGGGATAGATAGCCTTTTTTGCAACCATTGGCAATATCTTTTCTTTATTAATCACCTGGTCGTTCATACCGTTTCTTCAATTGTTTCAAGACTATTTCCATGCCGTTATCAAGCCCTTTCTTATACCCGGCTACATTCTCCCCTATATTGTAAACCAAACAGCCTGCAACAATAAGGACTACTCCTAAAGCTCTATGCCAATAAGGGAGTGATATGCTGAACGGTGAAAATGTCAACCGGAAATGCCCGATAAACAATACTGCGATAATGAATATCGCAATAAAGAAAATGAGGTCTGTTTTCATATCTATTCCTTATATTAAATTGGGGCTATCGTAAATATTACTGACGATTGTCATAGTCTGCCATTCGCCTAAAGGTTTCATGCCGACTTCTTTTTCAAAATCGAATTGTAATGCGAATGTCGCGAGTTTTTTGTTCCACAATACAAGAGCTATCCATTGACCACATACAAGTATGTCACCTTCGTATATTTCTTTCCCGTTCTTATCGCACAAGCCGGTGAACTGCCCTACGGTTTCAGCCCATACGTCGTAGCAGCAGCCGTCTTCCGGAGAATATATCTTCGCCTTGTCCGTGAGGATAAGTCCGTTTTCGTCCCTTCCGGCAGTATAGAAAAAAGAGAGAAATCCATATACCCATTTCCCCGTATCAGTACTTTTACCTCTGAATTTTATTTCACGCTTCATAATCACTTTTACTATTCTTTAATTTGTTATACTCATCCTCAATACATTTATTGATTTTAGCGGCCTCCTCGTATCGTTCCTCATTAATCATTGCGCTTTTCAGCCATTCAAGTTGGTTTATATAAATGAATCGGTTACACTCTGAAACCCTACGGGTGTATTCCCTTATCTCATTCAGCTTGTCCTCCATGCGCCTATGCCATCTGCTTACCATGATTAGGACAAATCCTAATGCAATGGCATTGAATAAAGTGATGGAGATTTTAATTATCAGTTCCACGGTTTCCATAATAATTTTAATCAATCAGTTCAAATTCGTAAGCAAATACATAAGGGTTACTTCCCCATGTGTCACGACCGGAGACTTTATCTATAAGGGCGGCAAAGGCTAATTGAGGTGTAGAATAGGTAATTCCCCATCCAACCTTGTCAGCGGCTTCTTTTAAAGAAAGACACGGGTAATAACTGATTAAACATTGTGGGGCTTTGGTAGGAACGGTATGCGTTACCTTTACAACACCTTCAGCCAGGCAATCTTCATCGCTAATGTCTTGCAACCGTTCTATCTTGATGTTGGTAATGCGAATATGGTGGGGCATAAGGTCAGCGCGGACAAACATTTTATTTTTCCAGCCGGGTGCGAATTTAGTTTTAGTATAAAATCCTATTCCGTCCCTATCATTAAGTGCAATTTCGGGATTCATCCCTAAACTTTCATAACTTTGCGCAATGGCAAGAACTTCACCAACCTTGTATTTTGACAATATCTCGCCCATATCAAACTCTCTTTCATCTGCATCATACATACAAGGCCAACCAACAATCTTTTTATCAGAATGGCGTCTGTGTATATTGAATCCGGCAACCCATTCTCCTTTAAAAGTTCTTGGACATTTGATTATTCTTCTCGTCATAGTCTTCCGACCATCCAATACGGCTTGGGTTAAGCTGTATTTATCATTAAACATTATTTTCTTCATTGCTGTTTCTCCTCTACCCTTTCAAAATGTACATTTTGCTTGTCTTGTCTGGTATAAGAAATGCAATTATAATCACTACATTCCGGTTTAACATAAAAATAGCATTTATCACAACCGCACATAATATCGCTATCTTTTTTCACGATAATTTTTTCTCCATTGCATTCAAATATTTCTCCGATTTTCATTTCTTGTCTCATAATCATATAAGTTTTAAACATTCCACCAAACCGGCTTCAAGTGCTTCCTCGTAGGTGTCCCACAGACCGCCATCATTAGTCCCCTTGGAATCATCATCTTCCTGCCACGTTCCGTTATCGGCTTTCACTATAGCATAGCCGTACCCTACAGCACTTCGGTATATTTCAATATGTAAATTCTTGGTTTCACGCAGCCACCTTTGGGCTAAATATTGTGTAGGCAAAGAAAAACATTGTTTTGGTAGATTACTGTTGGTTCTATATAAGGTTACTTTTAGTATATTATCAATATCAATAACATTTTTGCAATACTCATTGAAGCCTTTCTCTTTCATCAGCTTTGCCGTTTCTAATGTTACAAATTCTTCTGTCATAGCTGTATAAATAGTCTAATTGTTAGAACAATAGTCGTAATGATAAAGATTAATGCGAAATGTTTCCATATTTTTACAGTAACCTCTAAACCGTGCTTCTGTTTGTCAAACTCACTTAAAGCATAATTCAAAGCCTCGTCTTTCAGCCCCTTAAGCTTGTCATTCAAAGCCTCGGTTATATCGTCTGCGATAGCATACTTTACCTTTTCTGATACGGATTCCGGATAACCCCTCTCTTCATAATTCAATTCATTCAACAAACTATGATGGAATACATAAGGTATTCCATTCACTTCATAGAAAAGTTCGATACCGCTTTCTTTGACATATTTCAAGAACCTTTCCTCAGCAATCTCATTTATCCTTTCCTGGTTAGATTCTGCCTTATTCTTTATCTCGTTAAAATATTCCTCATCAACAATCATACAATTGTTTTCAAGTTTCATTACATGTGCTTTCATAATTATTCTCCTTTCAGTTTCTTTATTAGTGAATCAGCAAAACCAATACTCCATTCTGCCACCATATTTGAGTCAGCATCCATTATCTGTTGATGTGGATTGCTACATAATCCTTGCATTGCAGCCTTTGCCAGTTCATAACGCCTCTGTTCCCAGTCAATTTTCTTTTCTTCCATCTTTAACCTCCTTATTAGTTTTAACAAATCCCTTTTGAATACACCAACATAACATATAATAGGCTGCATCCATTATTCCCGGCATCTTTTCTAAATGAACGGTTCCATTATTAGTTACGTCTACATATTTGAACCACCACAGCCCCACTTTCTTAAATATGTACAAATTATATATCTGTATAGATTCTGGCAGCTTGTTGAGAATATCTTGTAAGGTATAAGCAGGAAGGATTTCAGTTATCATAAATGCACAAGTTTGAAACTCCTTTTGTAAACTCAAAAACCATACACCTTTAGATTCGTCGTTAATGCCGTTTGTATGCAATATTCTTACCCAATACATACTTGCATCACTTGTATCTAATCCAAGCTCTTGCAAGTGCTTCATTTGTTCGATTGATAATACTTGTTTTGATTTCATAATTCGTAAGATAAAATTACAACCGTTAATGCAATGAAAATAATTGCTACTATCAAGGCGATAGATAGACATCCCTTTTCGTATTCTTCATCTTTCGATGGTGTATTTTCGTTATACCAATCTAATGGATGTTTTAATTTCATTTCTCGTTCCTTTCTTTCTTCTTTATGGCTTTATCACAAGCCGACTTCTTCATTACATACGGACAATCACAATTCCCGTATCTTTCGTTATACCAACAGCAATAATTACATTGGTGCATCATTTACCCCTCCTCTTCTTTAGTATTATCATCATAAACAAAATCAGCAGAATCTAACTGTGCCTTTGAAATAGAGACCTTATTCTTATCTTGCCATTCCATAATCTTGTTATGTATTCTTCTGTTTTCTGCTGGCGTGATAAAGCCGTGAATATTCAAATAGGCCCGACATATAGTCGCTATCGCCAATTTCTTTCTATTTTCCATTGTTATTCCTCCTTTCTATTTTCTGCACCTGACTTTGTTCCATTTTTAAACCCCATATCAAACTCCTTTCCCGTAAATATTTACAAACTCGCTGACATCCATATAGTCTATACCGAAATTCTCGGCCGTTTTCTTGTCACTGTCCGAAAACTGCCCTTCAAGACCGCTTGCGTCACCAATCATCAGACAATCCTTTAATTTACAATCATTACCCCATACTATATAGTTGTCAGAAAGTTTTTCAAGCATTCCAGTATTCGGCTTTCTCATAGGGTTGTTTCTGTCATTGCTTCCGCAATACATAAAATGCGTATTAATGTCGCAATAATCTATTATACTGTCATTCACATACTCACATTTTAAATAAATGAGTGGTTCTGAAACCAACCCTTTTTCTATTCCTCCCTGGTTTGTCACAATAAAGATTTCTTCGGGATTCAAATTCTTTATTGCATCCAGGACATCAAACTTAAATTTCATGTCCCATATACCCTTCGGGAACGTCTCTCCACTTACTGTCTCAATCAACGTTCCATCCATATCACAAAATAAAACCTTGTACTTTTTCATTTCCTATGTGTTTTACGGTTCTTGTTCGTTCAACATGATTTCATCTCCTTTTCTTTTAAGACTGATATCAATTGACAGTACATTACTTATTTCCTCCTTAATCGCCTCCCTACATAAATTCTTTATCATAGAGTAATCACCATGTCTTTGTATCTCGTCAGAAACCATACAACGAACCCACCTCTCTATATCGACATCATTTCCGTAGGTATTGCGGAAGATACGTTTGACTTCCTCTTTCACAATTGGAATCATTATATCCTTTATATCCTCTTTAGTCAACTTTAGTTCGTTGTGGATATAGTTCTTTATTTCTCTGTATCTATATTTACTCATAATATCTAAACCTCCACTTTTGTATAATTACTAAAATTACAATAAAGATATTTGCTTGAAAACCATCCTAAATGGCTTTTATCATTGACATATTTACAATAGGTTTCCCATTTATCCTTATGAACAATCTCGTACATTACGTCTTTATATACGAACAAATCTCCTTCTTGTAAATTTGAAATCTTAACCGTTTTCATATCAATCACCATTTTAAAATATTCAACAACTCTTTCGCTCTCTTATAGGTATCAAAGCCCTTTACATTCACCCATTCGGATGAAATACGTTTGTCTTTTCTGACTTGTACAAAATACACGACTATCGGAATACAGCCGTTATACCTTATTTCTTTCACAATCCTATATCTTTCCATGTCAGATACAATTTCTCATAAAAGTTTCCCTATCAATCATACCATTTTCCGATTCTTCCACCAAATCAAAAAATATTGCGGCAGGACAAACATGCTCTTCTATCATTATACATATTCCATCACCGGGATAATATTCACACGAAACATCATTGTTCCAATCTATATGCTTTTGTGCTTCTTTAGCTACATTATCACAAGCAAGAATATACTCTATATATTTATTAGCAGCTTTCCTTATTTTGTCAAATATATTTCCTTTCATTTCTTTGTCTCCTTCTTTATCTTTTCATAGCACTCTTTACAAAAAACAAACACCTTTCCGTTATTGATTTTAACTTTAAAACCATCTCTCCTTAAATCAGTGCAAGTAGGTTTTAATTCTGCATAGTGATTTAAACCATTTCCGCACAAATCACACGAAACTTCATACCGTTTCTTTATCATTTTCAATCTCCTTTCTCCTTAATCCGTTCCAGTACATCCTTGTTTGCTTCGAGTATCTCATCGAATGAGGGGATAGGTTTCCAATGAGTAACATATCCAGTCTTGATGTAGGGGTATATCCATTTATTCACTTCTCGCATTGCCATTTCATCAATACTACCATCAACAAATTTCACTTGACACATGCCTTTTGCTTGTTTGTTTGGTATTGCATCCTCTACGTTTATCCACGGTGATTGCTTTGCCTGCCATTCAGCACCTTCCTCAAAAGCATTTCTCATATCAATCTCATCGTAGGGATAATCAAGCCCTGCTTTAATATTTGCCATTCGGCATTTTTCTGCAAAAGCTCTTGCTGCTTCTTCTACTGTCTGTTTCATAATCAATGACTTTTAATTTTCTTGTATTTACCACACTTCTTGCAGAAGTAGTGACGGACGGTGTACCAACTGCTATCGCCCCAATCATCAACAACTTCTACTTTCCTTTCAAATAAGAATTTCCACTCATGGCAGCAGAACCATTTCTTTATTATAGCATCAATTAGGCGTTTCATAAACAATCGTTCTCCTTTACAATTCTACCATCATCTTTCAAGGTGTATATATCCCCTTTATACGCCAAAGCGCAACACCATTGGTGGGCATACTTCAAATACTGATGCAACTTGTATCTATATGGGTATTTCAGCATCTTTTTTCTTATTCTTCGTTTCATTTTCTTTTTGATTTAACCTTAATAGGATTACTCTTTGTTCCCGTACCGAACTACTCCAAACGGTAGCCATGTATCCGGAGCCAATACTTAAAAGCAGGAATATTAATATGTTTCATATATTTTCTTGTTATGAGCAAAAACCACCGGTTTCCGCTCGTGTTAATACTTCGTGTGCAAAAAGAAGCCACTTCTGCACATGTTATCAGTCAAAATACTCACTACAAACAAACCCCTTTCGAGGAGTAAAGTCTTTAAACTCGCAACTTCTAAAAATCCACTTTTTGTCAGCCCAACCGGCTAGATCCTTTTGCCATTGAGGTATAATTTGACGAGGATTATTTAAGTCCCTGTAAGGTTGGCAATGCGGCAAGAACCGACGGCCTTTGTTCTTCCAATGATTGACACGTTCAAACGATTCTTTAAAGTCACTGAGCAGGATACAGTAGAAGAAGTATTCTCCCTTATATCCATACTTATCAATCAATGCCGTCGCACGCTCGCACTCTGTAACCTGTCCCGGTGTATCACACCCAAACCGGATACGCTTTATCCATTTCGCCTTGGCAAGCAATTGGGCTATTTCATCCGTTACCAGTCTTGCGTCCAATCCCTGATTGAAATCTACACGGAGTTTCAGCTTGACAATCTTCTCTATTTGTTCAAGCCCATAATCGGAGGCAAGTACATTGTTATCCATGAGGATAATATTCTTTCTACCGTCAATGGCTATTTCTTCCATATCCATGTATGGTGCAATATTCCCTTCTTTTTTCGGTACTATGCACCACTTACATTTGTTGGGGCATCCGCGCGTCAGAAATCCGTAGGCTGTCTTGCTGTCAATCTGCGGATAGATGGAATAGTCGGGTTGCATTCTGTCAATCTCCGTAGGCAACGTCTTGCTGATGTCATATCCGGTACCTCCTTTCTCCACGCAATCGGCATTGGTTATATATTGAAGATAGTCTTCCGTGAAGGAAAACACCTTAGCTATATACAGCTTGTCGTAGTAATTGAACGGATTGTACCATTCAACGCTATCGCCCTGCTTCTTGTGATATGCGCTTATCTTCATCAGTGCAAGATTTGGAAAAGTGCTGTCTACTGCTAATATCCCGATATTCATTTTCGATTAAATTTTAATTTAGTCCCCGATATGGAAACACTTATTCACTTCTTTCTTCTATTCCGTTCGCTCTGTACCTCTGCCATACACATCTTGCACCATGACGCTTTCAGATGGTAGTGCAATCTGAACGGGGGATTGTCTGATGGATGTTCCTATACTTCTATTTTATCGCATTGGCAATATTATCCGCATCCGACAGTTTCCTTGCAAGAACTTCAAATGCTGAAGTACAGCATTCAGTGTTCATGTTCACCGTTCTTCCGATTTTGAGATTGCCGGAGGCAAGGTTCATCAGTCTTGCCACATTAGCCAGTTTAAGGTAATCCAGCATGAATCCGTTGAATTTTGAATCCTTCTTCCTTAGTTCTCCTATCCGTTCTTCGAACTGTACACAAGCATAGTCGCACAACGTCCTTGCCAGTTCGAACTTTGCAAGTTCTGCGGAATGGGATATTCCGTTGTCATCAAGTGTCTGCTTGAACTGCCAGTATAGCATATCCACGTGCTTGTTCACTTCCTCCACATACTTGTCATTACATTCGGCAAAGAATTCACTGCGGTCTGAACCGATGATACCGTTTACGGTCCGCTCGTATTCCCTTCTCGCTCTGTCCGCATCGTTTAAATACCGTTTGAATGCCTGCTTGTAGTGGGGTGTGCGTTTCATAGCATAAATGCATTCGATAATCTGCCCGCAACAGATGTCGTTCGTGAACAGAATGTTGTAGGTGCATAGGACTACAAGGCTCTCATGCTTGCTGATTATCCTGGTTGCCGTATCGGTAGTCATTATATTTCAAAATAGATTTGTTTGTACTAATGTTCCTTTCTCTGTTTTTATTTCGCCAAAGCATTCTCTAAGAAATCGCTTTTCCTGCGATTCGAAATACTCCTTGTCGATCTCCGTAGCATAGAAATCAATGCCCATCTTATAAGCTACTATGCGGGAGCTTCCGCTTCCCAAGTGGGTGTCAAGTATCTTATCTCCTGGCTTTACAAACTTCTTAAAGGCCCAATGATAAAGCGCTATCGGCTTCTGTGTGGGGTGAATCTTGGCTTCCTTGTTTGCTCCTCCGGTATTGGATAGATGGATGATAGCTGCAGGACAATCAAATGAAGTCCATGCAAGTTCGAACTGCGAAAAATTCTCCCACGGTTGCATCTTGTCCCAACACAATATTCCCCGTGTAGGTGGAAGAGGGAAGTAATTGCCTCCCCATATCACTTGATTACGACTGACTCTGAACAGCTCGTCAAAATACTTTTCGGAAGGTGGGGAAAAATCCCAATCGCATCGCATGGTATTCAAAGCCCGATCCTTCAGCTTGCCCGATCCTTGATTTAATCTTCCCTTTTTCAGCCGTTGCGCAACGCTTTCGCCATTGTAGCCACCATGTTTACGGTTCAAGTTGGTTCCCATCGTCATATTGGGTGCATTTATTCCATAAGGAGGATCTACTATAGCTAAATCAAAGAACTTGTCAGGAATATCCTTCATGTATTCCATACAATCCATATTGTACACTTCACTTATCGGCATGATTCAATTCTTTGTTTTCATTGTTTCTGCTTTTTCTTGCAAGTTCATCAATCATTCGCTGGTACTTCTTTGCCACCAACGGACAGCGTATGCGCAATGCGTTGTCACGCTGCCACTCCAATTGTTCGATTTTCTTTTCAAGTTCTATGTCTATAAAATCATCTTTTGTTGAATTTGTCACATATCCTCCCGTACCGGTTACATGCGCACACCCTATGGTCCTTGGCCTTGCATAGACAAGAGTTATCTACGAAATCTCTGGAGTATGAGCATTGGCGGCAGCGGACGGGTGCAGGTGGTATATCTTTTTTCTTTGCCATTATCTTCGGCTTTCACCTTCAATTTTAATTACATTGAACATCTCTTTCACCCGGTCGGCAATATAATCCCCATACCGTTGGGAAAACTCCTTGTCCGGGTCCAGATTGGTAGTCATGTGGGTGTAGAAACAATATCTCTGCTCATAGCGCAGTTGCAAGACGGTCTGAATGGCATTGATGCCCGTACCAAAGTGTTTGGCATCCATAGGTTCCCGTCCCACCTCGTCAATGGCAAGATTGTGCATACATGACCTGTCTGTGTATTGGTTTAACCCGACAATTCCTTTCTCGGCAAACAGCAAGGCAATCTCGGCAGCACTGGTGAACTGAAAGGTCAATCCGGCATCCGCACCGCCAATACAATAGCGGGCAATTTTTGCTGCATAGTTCTGTAATCCTTTCAGCAAAGTGGACTTGCCAACTCCGATAGGGCCATGTAATAACAAGCCCTTATCCAAATCAAGCATTCCCGGCATTCCCCATATCCATTGATAAAGGGCTTTCAGCAGTTGGCGGTTGCTGTCATCAACTGTAAAGGCCGGGGAAACGGATTTCATGGAAACTACGAGTTGGTTGCGCCAATACATGTCAGCCTGCTCCCTGCTCCATTGCTTATGGTTAGCTCTGTTTGCCGAAGACAATTGATTTGATACCGGCAGAACTTTCGTCTGGTTTTGTATCAGGTTTCCGATTGTTTCCATTTTTAGCTTGTGCTACGATTTCATTAAATTTAGAATTGATATTAGTTACGCTGAAATTATCAAATATCCACCCCTCTTTGACCGAGGAAAGAAGGTATTGAAGGGCATACAACAGAGAATCATCGGAAACGTCCATTTTCTTTTGCTCTCTTTGGAATTTGAGCTTATTCAAGAGCTGGGACATAGCCCCGGCATCCTTGGCTGTCCAGTAGTAGTCAGCCCCGAAGGTTTCCCTAAAATGCTGTTCAAATAGCAAACGGGCTTTTGAATTAATCTCTTTAGGCTTATTTTTCTTGCCTCCCCCCTTGGGGGGTGTGGGGGGAATATTATTATCTTCTTCATCTTTCTTTTTATTATTGCCCTTAGCTTGCCCCAATTCTTCTATTTTTTGAGCCATTTTTTCTGTGGTTGCCCTTAACTCTGCCCTTAGCTCGCCCAAAGCATGATTTAACCCGCTGATTTCTTTGTTGTTGTCTATGCCCTTATCTACGTCTCTTTGCCTGCCCTTGACCGGATTATATTCATCATAGCTACATAAAGTAATTACGGTCATACCTTGTTTATTACAAGTCGTTATCATACCTCTTTTTTTAAGTTTGGCAAGGAAATAGCGCACTTTCTTTTCAGACCATTGCCAACGCTTCATCAAAAACGATACGGATGCTGGATATTGACCTCTTGTATAAGAGATTTCCCGACCTCCGATAAGTTCGCTGTACGCCTTGTCGGTTGCCTCAAATCGTGCGCTCTGAATCAAGTCGAGCCACGCTTCGCATTCCGAAAACTTACGGGCTACTTTCCACATTTCATTCGAGAAAAACTTGCGGCTTAGCCTCAAAAATCCTTCGTCCATAGTTTTAGAATCTCACGTTTGTTAATTGCCTTCCTTTCGAGTAAACTGCCCATTTCCCATTTCCGCTATCAAACAACCGTAAGTCCGACACTTCTCCGAAACGTTTGATATTACCGCAAAGGTCAACAATCCAGCCACATTCTTTGGAAGGATGCGGACGGATGGCACGACCGACTATCTGATACCACATGGCAAGTGACATTGTAGGACGTGCCATAACGACTGTATCAAGTTCCGGATAGTCAAAGCCAGTCGTAAGTACACCCACATTGGCTACTACCGGAATTTCACCTGCTTTGAACGCTTCAAGAAGATGTTCGCGTTCTTTCTTAGGAGTATCGCCCGAAACAATCGCGGTTCCAGGTATAGACCAGGTAAGACGCTCCGCTTCTTTCAGAAAACGGGTAAAGACTAAAATACCTTTCCGTTTTCCTCCGGCTTTGGGATTCATCAGCCTTTGGACGATATGAACGAGATAACCGTAGAAGTCTATCCGTTCATATTCTTTTTGAACTGACCTATCCGTATAGTCGGCACCAGTAGTATTTACTTTCAAGTTAAGTTCATTCCACCCTGAAGGATTCATTGAATAGTAATCCAACTTCGCCAAGTAGCCCATATCTAATAGGGTTGATACCTGTACATGATAAATGACCTCTGAAAAGACATGAGGTTTTGTCCGAGTGATAAATTTCAGCATGGAGCCGAAATCACGACTGGAGCTTAAACGGTATGGCGTTGCTGTCAGTCCAAGAACCTTACACTTCACTGCATCAAAAAAATCCTTGTACATTCCCTCTTTGGGGTTTACAAGATGACATTCATCCACAATGATGTTCTTGAAGTGGGTAAACAGTTCGGGATGATTCTTCACACTGCCGATGGTGGCAAATGTTATCCGGCTTATCTCCTTTGAGTTAAAGGATGCTGAATAGATACTGCAATCAAGAATACCGTATGAACAGAGTTTCTTGAAATTCTGTTCGAGTATTTCCTTCGAGGGCTGGAACACCAAGGTATGACCGTCAAGCCTTGCGGCTATATCCGCTATGATAAGCGACTTTCCGCTGCCCGTAGGTAACACCATAATGGCATTTGTTTTCTTCGCCTTGTTATTGAAGAAAGAAACGGCAGCATCAGAGGCTTTCTGTTGGTAATCTCGTAATACATAACTCATAGCCCTTTCTCCTTTCGTAACTTTTTATTAAGTGTTTTGTAATACTTGATTAGCTGTTCGTACTCAAAATCAGTCATTTTGGAAGTGCCGGCAGCTTTCACCTTCAGCAAATCAAATTTCTGTTGACCTATTTTAGCAATTAGATTCACCCGATAGCCTTCCAAATGGTCAGCTTTGAATCTGTTGCAGTGTCGGCATTCGGCATGGCAATTATTCTCATCGAACCGTGTCGCCAAATGTGTACGACTGAAATAGTGCCCGCAGTCCGCTTGTGTAAACGGCTTTATCTGTCCACATGATATACATCGGAAGGAACCGTTTGGCATACAATCACGAAGCCGGATGAAAATGGAAAACTCTTTATCGAGTTTAGCTTTCAAATCCGGCTTCTTCTTCACTGTTACCCCTGCTTTATCAAACAGAGGTAGAGGCTTGTTTTTCTTCTTAGCCTTTTTCTTTATGTAGTATGACATAATTTTATATATTTGCGAGTGTAATATTGTATTCACTCTAAAATCTTATTTATATGAAGAACTATCGTATTATTTTCACTCATCATGGTAATGAGTATTCTTTTACAAAGGCAATGAGTGCCAATTTATCACAGTATAGTTTTGAAGTAGCATATAGAACTGAAATCAGAACTTATATGACAAATCATGGATTAAATGGAAATTATGAAGTTATTGATGTCGTAGAAATATGAAAAGTAACTATCAGTAATAAGAGGATGTTTTTATCATTAAGCATCCTCTTATTATGTGGTGATAGCAGGATTCGAACCTGCATGATAGGTGTTTTGATTAAAAAATCCATATCCTCCCATTTACGAACCTATCTCGAAAGTCTACATAGCGTTTACACCCTTCCGCCATACCACCATGTTTGCCCGCCATATCTTCACAGACCGGGCAGGCAGGTTAACAAAGTTATACTTCGATGATTACGATGTCCGGTGCAATCTGTCTGATGACACCCAGTTGTTCGTCAATCACTTTATTTTTGTATTCCTCAATGGCTTCATTTGCGCCAGCCGACACAAGAGAAAGGGAAACATCTCTACCGTCTACATCAGCGTAAATCTCAACCTCTATTTCTTCGCAAGAAAAACCTTTAAAAAGAGGAATGTTCAGTTTGAAGGACTTGGGCAAATTAGAATCAACCACCTGCGAGTAGTTGTCAACTTTGCTGCCGTTTTCCTCCTTGCTGCGCTCAATGTCTTGGTTTACCTTTGCTTTGAAATTCTTCAAAGTAGATACAAGCATCATATTCTGTGACTTGTCAGTAAAGAAAGCACGGTGCATTTTGATGAACTTAGATAACTTGATGGGTTCCCATTTCTTTTCAACGTTGATACCAAACTCCTGCATTTCTTTTGAAGCCTGTAAAATACCGTTGATTTCTGTCTGATAGTAACTGGTTTCGTCAATCGTCAGAGCCATCCCCATCTTATCACGGTTTACAATAATGTTCGTCGCTTTCTGGTTAATCAGTTCGACACGTTTCTCCAACCATCTGAGAGGTGCATCTATCGTTCCATTGATAACTACTCTTTCCTGTTCTTTCGGGTCAAGTGCTACGGGTGCTTCACCTTCACGCAATACTACTTCGATAGGTTTGCCGTTATAGTCTTTCGGCACAACCAAGTTAATTTTGTTTTCGCTCATGATTCTGTTCCTGTTTTACGGTTAATACTGAATACTGTCTTCTGCATTTCTTGCGGCATAATCGGGCGGCTATAAACCAGCTCACCCAACTTGTTATAGAATCCTGCCATCTTTTCCTCATGGTAGAGAATTTTGGCACATTCTTCATTTTCCACAAACTCAGAACCTCTCTTGATGTGGTCCAGAAGTTCCTGCTTTTCTTCATTCAAAGGTTTCAGGCGTTCTTTGAACTCTTCCATAGCCTCTTTCTTTTCAATCTCAATATCATTGATGGTGATTGATACCTCGGCTAATGTTTCTTTCTTTTGCGCCAATTCTTCGGGTGTGAATCGGTGGGTATAACCAATTTTCTCTACTGCATCGGCATTATCCTGAAGGAACTGCCAACGTTCCTGTTCAAGAATTTCTTGTCCTAAAAATTTGTTCATAATCAAATAAACTCTTTATTACGTTCGATTTCTTGTTGTGCGTAAATAAGCATTTGTTGTTCGTTAGCTGCTGGTAAGTAGATACCAGCGACAGATGCACTCCAATTTCGGAAACGGTCAATACTCAAAGTCATTTCACCTGTTGTCAGCTCGGCAGAACTGCGCAAATAGGTTACTTCATTGCCTTTCTTGTTGACCGTCTTTCTCTCAAACAAATCACGGTTGCAAGTCCTCTTATAAAAATCAATTTTTGCTTCATCAAGGCTGCAACCGTATTCACTACCGAAATACCCTAATAGAAGATGCAAGTAGCTATTTTGGGCAAGCGTGCGGTTAGGCTGTTTCTTTCTCACTTCTACAACCGCATGTTCTTTAAACAGCTTGTTTACATAATCTTTGAACTTGGGTATTTGGTATTCATTCTTCAAATCAAACAGCATACGCTAAAAAGGCAAATCGTCCTTTACATTGCCATTAGCATCAACCGGAGGTGGGAAATTCTGCGGCTGTTGCTGATAGGTCGACTGTGGCGCTGGCTGTTGGACTGGTTGCTGTGCCAGTGTAGCTTGTGGGGATTGCGATACACCGCCACGCGCTTCTATTTTATAGCATCGAATGGATACCATACGTTTGAATTCTCCGTCTTGATTCGTCCAGGAACGCCCTTGTAAGACAAATGATACAGTAACAACATCACCCTGATTAAAGCGGTCAAGTTCTGTACACTTGTCACCCGAAAACTCTAAGGGAATAATGTTCTCATACTCGCTACGCTCTCCCGTATAAGGGTCGTAAGTGGTAGCATCTAAAATAAACTCCCGTTTTATAAATGAGGAACCACCGCTTTTGGATGGTATTTGAACGGTTTGTCCGATTTCGATTATCCGTCCGGTTATTTGGTTTGCCATTAATTTTCTCCTCCAAAAATCTTTTAATTAATATTTCCATATAAATCCATACGAAGTCTTACTTCTTCCACAGCAACAATTTTGAATAGGTGAACTTTGGAATCCGTTACTTACCGCTGCTGATTTCAACGAAGGATATTTCTTAACGAAGTCACCAGATTTGGTATATTGATAGACTGGCACACCATTAGCTTTCCCCTTACGCTCTTGGAGCGTTCCATAATTCATATTGTATGAATGTGTACACCATTCAAGATTTTCAACTCTGTTATTGGATTTATTTTCGTCTTTATGATTTATTTGAGTATAGTTATTTGGATTTTGAATGAAAGCTAAAGCCACCAATCTGTGAACGCTATGCGTTTTATGAATGCCATTCTTTGTTAGAACAACAGAACGATACCCATGACTATCAGAAGGCGTTAATATCTTTTCTTCAAAATGTGTTACAGCTCCGTTTCTTATAATTTTTTTAGGCATAGATTTTATTCTGCCTAAAGATGATACCTCATAAAGACCTTCATAATCTTTAATAGGCTTCCAAATTTCACTACTCATTATTTGATATAATTTTGGTATCGGTTATAAGTTCTCTGTTTTCTTCCAAGAACCGGATAAACTCTTCACAATGATTAGTGAGAATAGGAATATCACGTTCAGGATTGAAAACGTATGTTTCTGTATAGGTATCTACCACAAAACCGCCTTTATTAAACTCTACAATGTTGTATTCAAACGTCCGCACATCCGAACCGTTCTTCATCAAAGCGTATGGATAAACCAAATGTTGGTGGTGGTCTTTGAACTTCCCTACGGTATAGCTTCCAGTTGTTTTGATGTCGTGGACGCTGGCTGACATCAGTTCGTCAATTACCCCATAAACCAAAACATTGCCGTATGCGGTTGGAAGAATCGCTTCTACTCTTTGTTGGGTTAATGCGCCTTTGTAGTAATTGGCAAATTCTCGGCAAAGAGAAATGGGAAAAACAAATGTGCGGTCATTGTAAACAACCGTATAGCAAGTATTATCCTCGTTTCGCTCTACATCCATACCGTTCGGCTTGCGATTTTCTATAAGAGCGTCCACTAACTCATTAAAGGCTGTGCCCTTGTCGGCCGCTTCACTGTCGAAAGGTTTACGATTGATACGGTCTATCAGTTCTTGAAACTGCTTCTGCCGGAACTCTTCTTCCGTACATGGTGGATTCTCACTCCACCCATAATAACGCTCATATATGACATCGCTATTAAGGTAATTGAAGTAGGAATCCAACAATGTTGCATATATACGATAGTTAGGCTGCATCTGAGTAGATTTTAGTTTCCTTATTGAATACCAGTCCCAAAGCCTTTACCTTTGCAGCAAACAAACTTCTCGCCATCATCAAAGAACTACCAACGTGTTCAAACTCATTAATATGAGAGGCGAACTCATTTGCGGACTTGGCATCAGTTATAAATTCGATACTTTCTTTGATTTCCTCTATCACCTTATCATACTTTTCCTGTGCCTCTTTCTTGGCTGCAAGCATACCCAAATACGAATTGATTATCTTGGCAGTGATAAAGTCGTTCTTTGCGGTTGGATTACCATTCTTGTCAAGAATGGTAGGAACCTCCATTACTGAAGGAAGATTGCAGGTATTCTTTCCGTCATTTCTTGAAGTCGGGTCAAAAGTTATAGTGCGTCTTTGAACGCCTCTTTCGCTTTTCATTTCAAGATAGCCGAGCAAATCCAGTTCGGTAACGATGGAGTTGTAGGACTTTTCACGCAAGGCAGGGATAAACACCGTATCATCACCTTCTTTCCGTGTGTCGCGATGGGCAACAAAAATGATGTGCTTGTTAAGCCCCGAAAGTGTTCGTGTCATCCATGAAAACTCTGCATTGATACCGCTCCAATCCCTGATAGACGGTTGGCGGCTGCCACATTTATAAGTAATGATGAAATCCATCATCTTGCCAATGGTATCAACTACAATGGTCTGATAAGCAGACAAATCCTCCTGCAAGACCTGTTGAACATCACTCCATGAAGTGACCTGTACGGTATCTATGTTCTCCAAATGCGCCATATTCATACGCTTAACGCCATTATCGAAATCCAATAATAACGGTTTCGGTGCGCTCAATGCCACTGTTGATTTTCCCATACCAGCCTGGCCGTAAATCATCATTTTCACTGTGGTAGGGATTACTAATTCATTTGATTTTTTGATAAGACTCATAATCGTAAAATTTAAGGGGTTAATTATTCTCTTTCTGTAGAATAGCATCTACATCACTTTTTCGGTACAATCTCTTACCTCCTATTTCCAACCTGCACAAATATCCAATTTTATGCCATCTCCATAAGGTTGACTTATCGGTATGTAGAATCTGACTTGCCTCTTTAATGGTCAAGTAGTCCTCTTCCGGTCTGATGAAAGAGTCCCTGATACCTCTCACTGTCTTTTTTACAAGATGTTCTGCGAACTCTTTCAAATCAGTGGACTTTATAGTCAAAGTAACATTGGCACCACTATTTAAAATATCCTCCATGTTCATTCTCTTACCCTTTCTATATGTTCAATTCTAAATCTTCGTAACCTCCTCATATCACCTTGTTCGTGGCAAAGCGACAGAGAAAATATACACAGTAAGCAACATGCGACGGACACACGGACTATAGGCGAAAAATCCATTGTGAGCCTCACACCGGCTATCCGTTCATAAAGCATTGTTGCAAGTTCTCTCCCATTCCGTACATGCAATATTTCAAAAGCCTTTTGCAATTGGTTATTAATCGTGCTAACCGCCCGGCATTTGAAATTGGCGATTTCCTTTTTCTCATACCCTTGTGCATACATCCGTGCTGTAATCTCGCATTCAGGGGTGAGTTCTGTGAATACCCGTTCCATAATCGTGTGAGTTAGATGACTATGACTCCCTTTTTACAACGACAATACCTTTTTTCGGATAAGACTTTGAAGTCCATTTTTTACCCTCAAGAAGATGCTTGGCATTTAGAAGTGATACGTTGTTGCGGATTGTCTCAAGTGAAGATATAGGCAGCTCTATCGTGGCTCCTCTCTTCATGTTTCTCATTTTCTCTTTACTTTCTACTTTTTCCATAAATGTTATATTAGAATGATTGGTGGGCGTTGACGGACTCGAACCGCCAGTCTCCTCAAATGAGGTGTGTTAGCCATTACACCGAACGCCCCAATAAGAAAGGTGTACTATTTTCACAAACAGCACACCCAGTACAAACACAAAATAAAACATGACAAAACAGTTCATACTAACACTTTTTACGCAACTCCATACCGGTTATCACTGCAAGTATAACAGACAAAATAAACATTGCAGATGTCAACACGATTCCCGTCATGTACAAAGGGCCATCCTTTATTATGGAATTACATAATATCATTGTCATACAAAGCAGTACAAGCAACGAAAAAGAGAACATAACTATCTTCATAACATCGTCATTGCAACCAGTTCATCACTATAAAATTCTACAAAATCGTGCTTTCCGAACTCTACCATTACTTTATCCCCATTGATGGCGCAAATCGCCCCAATCTTGCTTTCCCATCCGGGATGTTTACACTTAACCGGCATACCTATATATGGCATACGTGATTTATACATACTTTTTCCCATAATCGTGTGATTTTAAATTTTACCGCCCGTACAAGGATGAGGTAAAGCGGTGCGCACTTCGCTTTGCCCGTGGCTTTTAGTACGGTAGTAGCACTAACCTTTGCTGCGGTTGTGTACCCTACCCGATTCTCGCTATCGGATGCCAGTCTTTAGCTGTCAATAGGGCTATATTGTCGATGTGCGTGTCGGTCGCCTAATCCGTCATTACTTACACCTCAAAGACTATGGTTACACATCTATTAATTGTTAAACATTGCACAGCTCGCAAGCCCCAACTTGCTTATGTGCGTTCGTTATCTTTGGTTGGCAAAAACGGCTTATGAATTACACCGTAATTGCTTTCACAGACTTATCAAAGAACCAATCAATAGTACCCTACCCGATTCTCGCTATCGGATGCCAGTCTTTAGCTGTCAATAGGGCTGTCGTGCGTGATATAATCGTGTGATTAATCATCGTAAAAGAACTTCTCGCCCGGCTTTCTGAAAAGCCTATAACTTGCATACAAGCAACCTAATACTATCAATACCTCTATCATACTGCTATTCTATCAAGTTGAAACTCTATGTAATCAATCTCTTCTTGAATAACCTCTAAGGCTTCTTCTTTGGTATCGGTATTACAGAAAGCACAAGCCTCTGTGTCAGACATCTTATCAACTCTATCAAGGTCTATACAAGCCTTATCCAAAGCCTTTTCAAGCCCGTAGGCTTCTACACTGTCACATACTCTAAACTGTCTCATATCAGGCGATTTTTAAAAGGTTAGCTTTCTTAAAGCATCTGAACTCTTGGCGTTCAGTATCATAGTAAGTTTGAACGGTGTCGTTCTTCTTTCTGTTGTCAGTACCAGCAATGGCAGGCATCAGCTTTTCATTTAGTGTACCGTAGGCTTCTCTCACAGAACCATCCACCTTTTGAAAATAGAATTTCACAATCTTGCTTTTCATCTGCAATTTCAATTTCATGTTAACCCAAGCGCATTTTAATGCTTCTGACATCGTGAAACCGTTCTTGCGAACGAACTGCCATGCAAGGCTCATAACTTCATGTAAAAAACTCTTCGTGCTCATAATCGTGTGATTTAATATGTTTATACTATTTATTTGCATCAATCAGTTTTGCATCTTTGCAACGTGATTGATTGATGATGCAAATGTAATTAAATATATTACAAGTAATACTTTTAGATTACATTATTGTAATTTATTAACACTTTTGATATTACACGCAAATTTCTGCTAATAAAAAACCTTTAATAACTTTAGAATATGAAAGTCAATAGATTAAACATTGGAGAAGAAGTCCGCAAAAAGGTGGATGAAAGAGGATTATCAAAGGCTAAATTTGCTGAATTACTGGGTATTGCAAGACAAAATATCGAAAAAACAGTATTTCAAAAACATAGTCTTGATACAGATTTGCTATGTAATATTAGCGAGGTGTTAAATTGTAATTTTTTCGATTACTACAAGTCCAATGATTTGTGTAATAATACAGATTACATAGAACAAAAAGAGATTAAAGCCACCTTATCTATAGAAATGGGCAGTGAGAAAAAAGAGCAGATTCTTCGGTTTGTATTTGGTGACAATAATATTGAGATATTAAATAAGTGATGAAAAAACCTTATTTGTTTATAGGATGTTCAGTTGTATCAATTCCACTTGCAAGAGCTATAGCAAATGAATTACAGCATGAATTCAATATCAACGTATGGTATCAAGGTACATTTAATCTAAATCATGCACCATTAGAAGATTTGATTGCGGAACTTGACCGTACAGACTTTGCCTCTTTTATATTTTTTCCTGAGGATGAATTAAAAAAGAAAGATATTGTCAAACTATCAGTAAGAGACAATGTCTTATTTGAATATGGATTGTTTTTAGGGAAGTTAGGACGGAATAGGGTTTCGTTTTGTACTAAATTAGGAGTTGAAATGCACCTTCCAACAGATTTGTTAGGTATAGAGTGTGGCAAGTTTGAGTATCCTTGTGAAAACATTCAATCATCAATGTCATATTATTGCGATGCCATAAGAAAACAAAAGGAAATATTGGGTGAAGAATATTTAATGCACAAATCTGAAAATGAAGTAAAGGACAACATAGACAATACGGATAAATCCGATTTCTACTTAGCTAATTTTGGAGACAAAAGGAGTGATGTTATATCTAAAGCAAAGAAAAGGCCTGATGCTGAACGTGGTAACTATGATATGTATGCTATCAATAAATATGTAGATAGGTATTATTATTATCATTCCGATATTTTCTATAAAGGAGAAACAATAGAATCATATCAATTAGCTCTTTTTCCACAACTTATTCTTTGTTGTTTAGGTGATTATAGAAAACGTATCACAGAATTAACAGACAAATATGGAACTCCCATAAATAGTAATATAGATATTTACTCGTTTAATAACTCCAATGGGAATTATATCAAGAATGACGATTTCATAATTGGGCAAGAGATAATGAATGGATTTAAAGAGTTTTGTTACCAATTCAGATATAACAGAATGATTGTCACTTGTGTTCTTTCTAAGCTAAAGAACAAAACTAAAACATCAATCTACTCATACTCAATAGCTACTACCTACGAAAAAGAATAACAACCAATTAAGGAACATAATATATGAATAATACATCAATTGGAATAAGAGTAAAGCCTGATTGCATTATCTACTCTATAATAAAAGAAAATGATGGAAACAAAGAAATTATCTTAATAGATAAAGTCAATGTTCCCATTGCCCTTGAGGTACCGGAGCAACTAAAATTCATTAGGAGCACATTCTTGGACATCATATTTGAGAACCAAGTCAATTTGGCTTGCATAAGAGTGACAGAGATAACAGCGAAGAAGATTTCCATCGAACGAGTCAATATGGAAGCTGTAATACAGGAGTTGATTGCAAGTTCAAGCATTGAAAAGTATTGCGTAGGACGGATTTCAACCATATCTTCCAGACTTGGCATAGCACGAGAGCGCTTCAAGCCATTGGTTGAGAGCAAGGCGGATGATTGTAAATTTTTCGATGACTGGAGCGAATACAACAAAGAAGAAAAAGAGTCATTATTAGCGGCATTAAGCGCATTTAATCTATAATTATATGAAAAATTGTAAAGTAAGATTAGATTTCGATGAAATAAAAGAAATAGGGCAAGAAGGTTGCAACTCAAAGGTGTTTTTGGCTCATGACAACCAATTGGATGGGGAAATAGTCGTCAAGGAGATAAAGAAGAATCCCTCTACAAGTCCCGATGAGTATTTCAAGGAAGCGCGCTTATTGTACGCCCACAACCATAACAACATTGTGAAGGTGAACTACGCTTGCGAAGATGATGACAACATATATGTAGCTATGCCTTTTTACAAGAACGGTTCGCTAAAGAAAAGGATTTCAAACGGGAGTTACTTGACAGTAAGAGAAGTTATCCGGTATTCGATACAATTCCTGTCTGGGCTGAACCATATCCACTCAAAAGGATTGGTTCATTTTGACATAAAACCAGACAATATCCTCATATCGGATTCTAACGAAGCTATGCTGTCGGACTTTGGATTGGCACTATACACCGACACCTACGGTTTCTGTACAGCACAAGCATGCTATACTCCGCATATAACACCAGAACAATTGAAGGGCCTGAATCAGACAATAAAAAACGACATATATCAAGCCGGACTGACTATATATAGAATGGTTAATGGGAATGAGTTATTTTATAGACAGATTCCCAACACAGGTAATCCAATGCTTGATGATGTTGCTTTTAAAAGAATGATATCAAATGGTCTTTTCCCAAATCGAAAATGCTATTTACCACATATCCCTAAAAAGCTTAAAAAGATAATAAAAAAATGTATTGAACCAAATCCTAATGATAGGTATGACAATACGCTTCAAATAATAAATGAATTAGCTTCTATTAATGAAAATCTAGATATAAGATATGGTAGAGATACAAGTGGAGAATTCTGGGAAGCCCCCAAAAACAGCTATGTATACAAAGTCAGCCTAAGCCAAAATGCAGATAATTTTAATATTAAAGTTTGCAAAACTAAAGATGGTAAAACAACCAATTGTGTGAGTCTATGTTCTAATAATATAGATAATACGCAAGTTATTCCGAAATTAGAAGCTATATTTGCAACGTTATGAGCAAAAAGGTCATAAATAAAGCAACTACAAGAGAACAAAAGCTCTATCAAAGAGACAAAAATAGAATAGCTGAATATTATACTCAAAGCATCAAAGAAGATGCTAAAGTCATAGATATTCAGCTGAATCTTCATGGATATACTAATCTAAAAAAATAATCAAAAACTCATTTTGCTAAATTTGTTTTTATCGTTTTATACAATAAGATATGCCCCTTTATTTATATGAAAAAGCAGAGCTTTGACCGAGACAGTTATAAGAAATACTACTGGGGAGAACTTGAAAATCCCGATGTGTTCAACGAATTAAAGAACAAACTAAATATCTAAGATTATGATAATCACAACTACTAATAATATAGAAAATTATTCAATAAAACGATACTTAGGTGTAGTAAATGCGAATATAGTTATTGGAGCAAATTTTTTCTCTGATTTTGCAGCATCACTAACAGATGTTTTTGGCGGACGCTCTAATACCTATCAAAACAAGCTAAACACCATATACAAGGAAGTAATGGCTGAATTAAAAGCAAAAGCCAAATCTTTTCAGGCTGATGCTATTGTTGGATTACATATAGACTTTGACGAAGTTTCCGGTGGAGGAAAATCCATGTTTATGGTATCTGCATCTGGAACTGCTGTTATGATAGAAAATAACTTTGAAGATAGATACTTCATGTACAAAGCTCTCAGTGACATTCATGACTATTGGAAAAAAGGATTTCTATCAGAAGAAGAATACAATTATGAAAAAGCAAGGATTATAGAAAAGTATAATAGCGCAATTTCGGCAGAGGTTACAGTAGTCAAAGAAACTAAAGAATACGAAGCAAAAAAGTTAAGAGAGCAAGAAGAACAAGAAGCTTATACTAAGAAAGTTCTTGAAGAAAAGCTAATCATAGCAAAGAAGGAATTAGAAAACAGATGCCCATGTTCTGAAGATACCATAAAAGAAACTACACATCTTCAAATACAAGCATCAGACTACAATAATATTCCATATAATACTGACGATTCTATGGAAAGTATAATCGCAAAGTTTATTCGGTTAAACAGAATACCTGAAGCTTGCAAATATTACATGGATGAAACCGGATTGAACGATACAGATGCTATTGAGTTTGTAGTTGATACTTATAAGAAAATAGACCAGATAGACAAAGATGCTTTTGAGAGGCTTCTTAATAAATTGAGGGTATTAAAAAATAAAGGGTTTATTGAGCAAGCAATTAATGAATATCAAAAATTTACCCTATCAGAAAAAAATGCGGCAGAAACATTTATTAATGATTTATAAAATAGACTGATTATGGTTGACTTTCTAACCATCATACTCCTAATATTCGGAGTACTGCAAATCATCCTCTTCTTCAAGGTATGGGGAATGACGAATGACATCAAAGAGATAAGGAACAAGTACCTTAAAGACGAGGATGAGAAACGAAGACAAAAAGCAGAATACGACCCATCTCCTAAAATCAGCGGTGAGGTTAAAACAACAATATAGCCGGAATTATTCCCGGCTTTTTCTTTCCCTATTCGCGAGTTGTGCAAATGTTGTGCAACTATCATAAAAAGAAAATGCTAACAAGCTGTCAATGAACCTATTAGCATTTTTCCTTGTGATTCCGTTGCGATTCGAACGCAAGACCCACGCCTTAGAAGGGCGTTGCTCTATCCAGCTGAGCTACGGAACCAGCCTTAATTGCGGTGCAAAGGTACGCTTTTTTACGAATATTGCAAATTTTTGTATCACCTTTTTTCGTTACCTATGTATAAAAGGCTCATTTGCTACATAAAAAGTAATGATTAGTTACCTTTACAAACAAGATACACGGTATTTATATACAGTAAGCGCCTAAGTAAGTACATCTTCTACAGTTCATTTTCCCTCCTTACTTTTGCTACAAAAAAATAATATCCTATGATGCAGCGACGTAAACACATGATGAGCAGAGAAAAATTTATCTCCGTTCTTTTCCGTCAGCAGCAGAGTGGTTTGTCCATTGCTGATTTTTGTGAGAATGAAGGTTATAGCCGTAGTAGATTCTATCTTTGGAAACAAAAATACGGTATAACGGAGCGGGAGTTATTGGCAGAAGCCTCCCGCTTAGGGGTTAAAGACAGCTTTGTCCCCATAGTAATCAATGGCGACACGCCATCCCCCGGTATATCTCACGAGACTCCCCTGCCATCTCCCCAGCCTAGCGTCCCCTTTCCCTTGAAAGGAAAGGACAGCTCTGAAATATCCTTGGAATTACCCAACGGATTGAAGTTGAAGTTTAAAGGGTCTTCCGGCTGTGAAGTTGCCCTGAATCTGATCTCTAAAATATATAATGCCAATGTTCTGCCTAAATGACAGCATGAGATATTTCCTATGCCCCGGTTATACGGACATGAGGAAAGGTATGTTCACTCTTTGCGGCCTTGTGCATGAGAGGATGGGAGGCGACATCAGAAGTGGGGACGTATTCATTTTCTACAACCGTTTCCGGACCAAGATAAAATTGCTCCATGCCGAACCGGGCGGTCTGGTCCTTTACGAGAAACTGCTTGAAGAAGGCACCTTCAAGATACCCGCCTATGATCCTGCCACCCGTTCTTACCCCATGACCTGGAGTGACCTGGTCGTTATGGTGGAAGGCATCAATGAAGATGTCAGCAAAGGCAGGCAAAGACGGCTTTCCAATTTGAAAAAGCATTGGTAAACAGTTGTAAACAAACAGCTTGAAGGCTTGTTTTTCTTATAGCTTTTCGCTATCTTTATATCATCAAAAAAGGATATTGAATGGCAAAAGAAGATGCAACCGGACAAGCTGTGGAATCCTCAATGGAACAGCTGCTGGATATCAACCGTAAACAGAGTGAGATCATCTCGGCCCAGGCAAGGACCATAGAAGAGCTCCGGGGTACGATAGTTGAGCTGAACGCCTCCCTGGCATGGCTGAAGAGGAAGGTGTTCGGAAAGATGAGTGAGAAATGCAAGCCTGTCTATAACGGAGACCCGAAGCTCCCTTTTGACTATGGCGACCTGGAACAGATAGAGGCGGAAATCGAAGAGGCCCGGAGCAGGGCGGCTGAACAGATTACCGTCCCCAAGTCCCGGGCCGCCAATAAAACGCCACGCCGTAACCGGGTCGTCATGAATAACCTTCCGGTTGTAACAGTCGTCATCGAACCGGAGAATGTCGATTTAAGCAGATACGTCAAGATAGGCGAGGAACATACCAGGACCCTTGAGATGAAACCCGGCTACCTCTATGTGAAAGACACGGTACGTCCCACATATGCCCTGAAAAATGAAATGGAGGCCGTTGACAACGGAGAAAAGGCTGTAATAACCGCTCCCATGCCACTGATGCCCATATATAAAGGCATGCCCGGGGCTTCCATGCTCGCTGAGGTCCTTTTACAGAAGTACGAATATCATGTCCCGTTCTACCGACAAGTGAAACAGCTGGAACATCTGGGTGTGAAACTGTCCAGAAACACATTGGACGGCTGGTTCAGACCGGTCTGCGAACTTCTCAGACCACTTTATCTGGAACTCAGGAAGAAAGTACTGGCCGCAGATTACCTCCAGGTTGACGAGACCACGCTTCCGGTTATAAACCATGAGAGGCATAAAGCCGCAAAAGAATACATCTGGATAGTCCGAGCGGCTGTGCCGCGTCTGCTCTTCTTCCATTACGACAACGGATCGCGTTCACAAAAAGTTGCGGTCAGGCTTTTGAAAAACTTCAAAGGATATCTCCAAAGTGACGGCCATCCTATTTATGACGCCTTTGAGGATAGAGAGGACGTGTGCCTGTGTGGCTGTCTCGCACATATCCGCAGGCATATAGAGCTGTGCAAGGAAGAAAATCCGGAATATGCCATGCAGGGACTCAAATTTATCCAGGATATGTATAATGTGGAATACATGGCGGATAAACAGGAACTCCCGTATGAAAAACGTGCTGAATTACGTCAACGTCTATCCGAGCCGATACTTGACAGCTTTGAACTTTGGCTTAAAAACACATACCCTAAAGTTCTAAAACGAAGTCTTATAGGGAAAGCCATAGCCTATGCCTACTCCCTGCTGCCAAGAATGAAACCGTATCTCCATGACGGAAGAATCTTTATAGACAACAACCGCTGTGAGAATGCCCTGAGGCCACTGGTCATATCAAGAAAGAACATGCTGTTCTGCGGAAATCACGAAGCTGCTGAGAATACGGCTATAATCTGCTCCTTGCTTGGCTCATGTAAGGAACGTGGTGTCAACCCCAGAGAGTGGCTGAATGATGTGATCAGTAAACTCCCCTATTATCTGGCACCCAAATCAGACAGAGACCTGAAGGAACTGCTACCGGATGTATGGAGAAAATAA